CCGCGGCGGGCGCCCTCGTTTGCATCAGCACCGAGCGGAACGCTCGGATCTCGAGCATGAGCTCGGTGAATTGTTCGTTGGTCATTGGGAGAGTCGGAGAACCTTCTTGCCGTAGTTGATGGTCGCTTGCTTGCGGTCGCCCCGCGGCCCGCCATTGTGAATCCGCGCCAGCGTCTCGACATCGCCCGCAGCCCACGCCTTCGGTGCGTAGCGTTGCAGGTAGGCCGAGACGACGCGCCGAGCGAACGGCAGGTCGACGACCTGCTCGTAAGTACCGGCGACGCGGGAGTCGGTGAAGTACGCCCGCGAGATCTGAAGCGGCCCGAGGCTGCGCCCATTGTCGCCGAGGATCGGGCCTTGCCGGCCGGAGGTCTCGACGATGTGCAGAGCGCGCCAGAACGACTCCGGCGGTGCGGCATGAGCGGAGGCCGCGAGAGCGAGCAAAAGAGCAAGGCGCTTCACGACGCCACCTCCTGCGACTTCGGCCGCGAGCGAAACTCCCAAATCGGCTGTCCGATTTTGACTCCGTCTTCGCACTCCCAGACTGACGCAACGTCGTGAATCCAGCGATCGCCGCAATCTTTGCTGTAGCCGCAGGAGTTTGCGAACCGAACTAGCGCCGCATCAGCCGCGGCGAAAGTCAGGTATTCCGCGATCGAAGTGTCGTCGCCATCTCCGAAACGGCTGCGCTTGTCCTCGGAGACCCAGCCGATGCAGAGCTTGTAGGTCTTCACGACGCCACCTCCGCGTTGCGCTTTTGCTGCCAACGCCACCAGTTGTCCCGAAGGTTGCGCAAATACTTTTCTGCCTCCGCGCTCTTCATATTCCGCGCAGCGTACCGCGCCGGCTTAAGAAACTGCATCACCTCAAACGGAGTTCCGTCGACACTCATTCTCCACTCGCGTCCACGACTTCCGCCGCGAACATCAACGCCATAATTAAGGTTTCGGCAAAGCCGGAACGAATCCCGGTAGACTTGTATTTTCACTTTGATCCTTTGGTTATTGGTCTCGGGCTTGATTGCCTCCGACAACGACGACAAAGAACGATCCCGCGCCTGATGCCAAGCAAAAAGAGAAAAATCTTTTAGTGCCTCGGCAAGCGGCCGAGGATCAACGACTTACGGAAGACGAAAAAAGGCGGGTCGCGTCAGCTCGTCGAGGCGAAGAAGAAAAAGAACCGAGCCGTTGCCGCTGGAATGTTTGAGCCATCGACCGCTCGGATAACGCATTGCGCGTTGCTCGCGTCCGAGTTGTCGTAGTCGTAGGCGACGACGTACAGCGGGTCGTAGCATTGCACCAGCCCGACGTTCGGCGTGACGGAGAAGCCGCGGTTCGTGAGCGAGAAGGTGAAGACCTCAGTCGCCGCTCCACCGGTGAACGTCTTGCTGTCGGTGTCGGAGAAGATCACCGAGAGCGTCGTGTTGCTGGAACCGTTGCCGACATCGAGGCCGGTCACTTGAGCCGCGGTGCTATTCTGCGTCGCGAGCGTGCCAAGACCGAGGTTCGTGCGAGCCGTTGAGGTGTTCGTGAGATCGGAAAGGTTGCTTGCCTTCTGCGCTGCCCCCGTGATTCGCGAGTCGTCTCCGGCCGCGACCGTGTTCGTTGAAGTGCCGACATTCCTGACGGCGCTTGTGCCGAGTTGTTGGGCGTAATAGGTGAAGACGTCACCGCCTGCTGTCCACGCTCCCGGAACTGCGGAAGAGTTGACTGCACGCACGCGGAAATAATTCGTCGCCGGACTGCCAACCGCGATCCGAGCGAACTCCTCCGAGGTCTCAAATCCACCGCCTCCGCTGATTATCGCATTGGCCGCAGCGTCCGTATCGGTGGTCGAGACCACCCATTGATAATACACCACATCCCGCTCGGTCGCCTTATTCCACTCCGCGACGGCCGTGTAAAACTCGGCGCCGCCTACAACGACCGCGCCCTGCCGTCCTTGAGATCCTGAAACAAGTGTCAGTCCTGTAAGTGCTCCGGGCGCTGGTGCAGCCGTCGGAGAAGTAAGGACGAGCAGACTGGAGTTTGAAGATGCTACGCCGAACGACGAGATTGCGCGGGCGGCGACCTCATAGGTAACGCCGAGCGATAGATCGTCGAGCGCGACAAGATAGGAGACGGCCGAGGCAATCTGGTTTCCGATGATGAAGTCGGCGCTGTTCTGCTTGCGATAGATGATGTCGATCGCAGCCGCTCCGGTCGTGAGCGGAGGCGCGGTGATTGAAGCGCGACCATATGCCGTGCCATCCGTCGCAAGGTAGACCGTCGTCGAGGCAAGTGTCGGCGCGTTCGGCGTAGCCGGCGCCGTCGGATCGACGCTGCCTCCGCTGACATAGGTCGGAACCGCGGTCGCACGATTCGAGAAGCCGGACACGTTCTCGAGGAAATCGTAGGCGTTGACCCAGTAATAATAGGTCGTGCCGATCGTGACCTCGGTATCGACGAAGCGCGAAGCGCGGACCTCGGCGATCTTGTCGGCCGCGGCGCTCGCCGGCGTGACGCCGCTCGTGTTCCGGTAAATGCCGTACTCGGAGAGATCGGCCTCGGTATTGTCGTCCCAGTCGAGCGAGACGGCCTTGCCGGTTCCGACCGATGCCGTGAGCGAAGTCGGAGTCGCCGGCGCCGTCGTGTCCTTCGCAACCGTCACGCTTGCCGTGAGGTAGCTCGTCGCGATCTGAAAATACGAGAGGCCGTAGATGCGGACATCGTAGCTGGTCCCGATCCGCACGTCGCTTGAGATGTAGTCGAGCGTCTGGTCGCCATCGACGCGGCTCCATGTCAGGTACGTCGTCGAGTTGCCCTGCTTGTATTCGATCACCACGTCGCCGCCGCTCTGGATGAACTCCTCGCTGGGTGCGGACCACGCGACCTTGATCCGCGGGAGCGCCGTGCCGTCAGCTTGGATGAGTTGTGTCGTGCCGTCCGCGGTCAGCGTGAGATTCGTCGGCGCGTCGAGCGCGAACGGGTCTGGCAGCGTCGTCGTCGGAGTCGTGTCGACCTGCACCTCGTCGGACGTGCTCCAATCGTAGACCGAGGACGCGGTCTCGCGCAGCGTCATCTCGATTGCCAGTTGCGGCGGACTACCGTCGGCGACGAAGTTCCACGAGATGACCTCGAAGACCTTGGCGCTCCATCCGAACTTCGAGAGCGTCACCATCACCGTGTCGCCGGCGCGGACCTGCATCGCATCCAAGCGGAAGCGAGCCGTGAACGTGAGTTCCTGCCGGGCGCGCAGGAGTTCGATGCGGGCGATGCGCTGCGCCGCCGAGCTCGAGGTCGTCATCGGCAAGACTACGTCTCGCCAGTAGCGGATCGAGTTGTCCTGCGTGTAGAAGGTCGTCGACGTGACCGGCGGGAAGTCGGTCGGTTGCCACTCACTCTTCTCGGAAACGAATACGCCCTTGACCGCGTTCACCCGATCGCGGGAGCTCGTCTTCGTCTGCACGCTGATCCCGCCGGCGAAGTCCGTGTCGGTAAGCGTGACCGTCGGGATGCGGTAGCCGGCCGCGTAAGGAACGATCTTGCCGCCCGAGTACGCGACGAGCCCACCCATCGCGGACAATAGCTTGCCGACATTCTCGTCGGGCGAGGCGCTCGTGTAGAGGACGCCGTTCGTCTCGTAGCGATTCTCGTAGGTCGCCGGCGAAGTCACCGGCTTCACCTCAACCTGCTCGTCGCAGATGTTAGCCGCAGCCGTGAACGCCGTGTCGTCGATCTCGCTCGAGCTCATGCCGAGCCCGTAGGTCGAGCTCGTCAGGTAGTCCCGCAGGCAGAGCGCAGCGTTGGCCGAGTAAGCGGTCGTCGCGGTCCGCGGGTCGTAGACCTTCTTGCCCTTCACCATCGCCGAGATGTTCGGTATGCCGCCGGTCCAGACTTGGTCGCTCCACGTCAGACGGACGTAGACGTAGGCGATCCCGCGCAGGCGGTGATTGTTCGTCCACTTGCCATTCGTCAGTCCACTTGTTGCAGAAACCAGAGAGGCGTCCGCAGCTTGAGTGTCCGAACCGAGTTTTTTGGAAATCGTGGCAACGCTGGCAAAGCGACCCGTTGCGCTTGGCGTTAAGCCAGAGCCAGAGAACGCAAGCTCATCGTTAAAGTAAACGTCTCCGATCTCCTCGACCTCGTGGCCGGCGAGTGCGATCACGAGGTGCAGGTACTCGTTCTTCGTGCCGGTCGTGCTCATGTAGACCATGACGCCGGAGACGCGGGTCTCGCCGTAGACGATCTGCCGCGCCGCGATTGGAGAGCGCACCATCTGGGTCCGGTCCGCGAGCGAAGCGTCCGAGAAGCTCGGCATCTTCGGCGCGAGCAACTTGTTCGCGGCCATCGTTGCGGCCGTGATGGTGACGTACTGAAGAATCGCAGCGGCGGTTACTACGTTTTGAAATGTAACGTAGACACCTACGGCCTTGAGCGTCGCCTCGATTGCTGCGATAAAAAATGCTTGCGGCATGGTTAAACCTTCCAGACGGCCGCGGCATCCGCCGCCGGCGCGAACTTGATCCCGTCACGCCCGACGTAGGCGCCGACGGCTCCGAGACAAATCCCGAGCGCGAGCCCTCCCGGCATCTGATGCGCGAGCAGGTCGCCGCGTTGCGCCGTCGCAAGCGTTCCGCGCTGAAGCCCAGCGTGCCGCTCGGTGAGTCCAACCACGCCGCCGTATTGCTTGAGCACGCGAGCCGCTCCGAGCGCCGAGAAATAGCGCCCGCGGATTCCGTCGGCGAAGTCTCGCCCGGTCGCCATCCGCACCCAGTCGGCCGCGAAGAGGCAGCAGTCATTCGCGCCCCAGATGAAGCCGAGCGCACGGCGTTCCTCGATGAACGTCGTGAGCAGCGCCGGCCATGTATCGTGCCGCTTCATTCGTAGGTCTGCTTGGTCGTCTCACCTCCGGCGTCCCAGTCCGTCGCCTGCGTCTGGTTCGGATTTCCCCAGTAAATCGCCTTTTCCTGAATGTCGTTCACGAACTCCAGCCCGACGTCGCCGGGGAATAGCTGCTGCTGTTCCTCGTCGGTGTAGCGGATCTCCCGCGGACGCTTGAAGTCCATGAGCTTCGACTCCGCGGTCATGGTGATCTCGGCCGTGTTCCCGTCGTCGGAGATCTGCATCACGTCCATCCGGCCGGCGAAGACCGTCACGGGCGAGGCGATCAGCGTGCCAGCCGTAGGCGAGAGCGCGCCGAACATGATCGAGCACTCGCGGCCTTGATAGTTCTCGGTGAGCGCCAGCGAGACGTTTGCCGTCGGTACGCCGGACAAACGCAGCGTCAGCCCACGCGCCGCGAGGTCGGTCGTTTCCTCGAGCGGTGAGATCGTGCCGAGCGTTCCGAGCCCGAGGTAAGTCGTCGAGTTGTAGACGAGGTTCCCGTAGCCGCTCCAAAGGTAGACCGGCGTGGAGAAGGAAAGGCTCGCCAGCAGGACCGGCGCAAGCTGCGCGGTCGTGACCTCCGTGACCATGTCGGCCGAGAGCGACCGGCCTGCGGTGGTGATGCTCATGTCGCGATGTCCTCGATGATGGAGAAGCTGACGCCGTAGATCTTCGCGAGCTCGATCGACCAGTCGGTCTTCGATTCAGCGAGGCGGAAGACGCCGGTCGGGTTCGTGTAGGTGATCGCCGTGCCGGCCGAGTAGCTCGAGCGCAAGACCGGGAACAAATCGACGCTGCTCGTCGAGTTGACTTGGATGACCTTGTAAAGCGAGGTCGAGATTTGCAGCCAGTCACCGACGGCGAAGGAGCCGCTCGCGCTCGAGAAGGTAAGCGTCGAGGTGTTGGCCGTAGCCGTTGAGACTAACGGCGTCCCGCTCACGTTCCCTCGAGGCGATGGGTTCGCGTAGTCCTGAAACAAGAAAGTGCCGCGCTGCGCCGCGAGCAGGAATCCGATCACCGCTTCGGCATCGGCCCGCACCATCGGCGGACATTCGACTTGCCCGAACCATCCTTGCCCGGGCCAGTTGTATTGCTGCGTCTGAAGCGTGAATGGCGAGACGTTGCGCGAGACCGCCGACAATCCCGTCAGCGAAAGCTTCGAGATGCGGAACGGCGAAGGCGGCGTGAGTGGATAGGTGATTGCCATAGGTCAGGCGAACGCTGCGCGATACGCGCCACCGCGGCGCACCATGTCGGGGATCTCGGCCTTCAGGCGCTTGCGCTCGGCCTCGAGGATCGGGACGAGCTCTCCGCGGGAGACGCCGGAGGAGATGTTGTAGCTCACGTTGATCGTCGGTCCTCCCATCCCGCCGCCCGAGGAAAGGCGCTGGTTAGGAATAATCGACCCAGACGCGTTCGGGACGAAGAGCTCTGGTCCCTTTTCGCCGACGACGTAAGCCGTGCCGGCTCCGACGGGACCACCGGAAGCGCGACCTCCGCCGAAGATTGAAGCGAAGAAAGACGAGGTTCCGATCGCCTTCGCAAGCGGCTCCGTGATCTGCTGGCGGAAGATAAGCCGGAGCAGGTCTTGAGCGAGACCGCGGATCACCTCGCGCAGATTGTTGCCGGCGAAAACAGCATCCTCGAAGGCGGAAGCGGTCACGTCTCCGGCCTGCTTCGCAACTCGTGATTGTTCGTCGAGGAGCTTGTTGAGTTGAGCCGAGACGACCGTCTGCTCCTTCGTGAGTCTGACGATGTTTTCCTGCGTCGCTCCGACCGGCCCGCCGTATTCCTGATAGGTCTTGAGCGCGATGTTCGTCTCGGAAATCTTGGCTGTAAGTTCGGAGTAGCGGGTCCGCAAGCCGGCGATCAAATCCGCTTGAGAGAGCCCGACGCGCTGCGTTTCCGGCAAAGTCTTGTTGAGTTCGTCCTGCGCCTCGCGGATCTGCTTGTCGAGGTCGAGGTTCGTTTTCTTCGACTCGTTCAGCGTCGCGAGCGCCTGCTCCTGCTTCTTGAATCCTTCGGCCGGGTTGGTCGCCATCAGCGCCACGGCCTCCTCGAAAAGAGCCACGGCCTTTGTCCGCAGCAGATCGGCGGCGGCGCCCTCGGTGACGGAAAGCCGGTCGAACTCATCCTGCAACTTCCGCGTCGCCTCCGTGGTCGTTTTGATCTCCTTCGTCGCTCGGTCGAATCTCAACTGCCGGATCTTCGCTTGGATCTCGTCCTCGGTCAGCGGTGAGAACGCGTTCTTGATGTCGATCCCGATCTGCGCCAGCGCGAGCGGAATCTGGGTGAGGAAATTGAGAACGCCATTGACCGCCGCCTCCATCTGAAGCGCGCTCGCGATCTGCGCGTCGTCGAATCCCATTTGGTCTCCCGACTCGATCACCTTGTCGAGCCGCTGCTTCATCAGGTTCAGCGTGCCGAGAACCGCTTCTCCACCGAACGCGAGCTTCGTGATCTTGGCGATCCCCTTCGTCTGACTCTCGAGGCGTTGCAGCGAGTTCTGCACGCTGGCGAAAGCCGCCCGCGTCTGGTCTACCGCCCGGAGTGTGAATGTCGCGCTAGCCATGACGTTTCGTCACTTGTTGCTGATAGTGGAAGTAGGCGAGCCAGCCTTGGAGTTCAGATTCCGGCATCGCCAAGACCTCGTGCGCGAACTTGCCGAGTTTTTCCGCGAGAGCATAGACGGCGAGGAAGTCGGCGGCTTCCCCGCCGTGAATCAGTTTTTTAGTTCTTCGACCTTCGGGCTCTCGTCGGAGAGGATCGCGTTGGCGACCCGTCCGATCACGTTGGAATCGGCCTTGGTCAAGAGCGTCGGGCGGTCCTCGATCGTGAAGAGCTTCTCGCCGTTTGCGTTCGTGGCTTTCATCACGAGGACGTCGACGAGGAGCTCCATGTCATTCTCTCGGCTCTTGCGGTAGAGGCGGTTCTTCTCGGCCAGCGTGACCGGAGTCGAGAAGACGGTGAGTTTCCATTCAGGCACCTCGATGCGCTTGGTGCCGAGTGAGGCGAAGTGTTCGCGGACTAGGTCGATGGGTGAAGCCATGCGTCACCTCAAACCGTCAAAGTGGAGAGGGTGCCGTTGCCTTCGATCGAGATCGAGCCTTCGACCATGCCGTCAAACGCGGCCGAGATGTCGAACTTGGTGACGATGCCGCCACCCGAATAGTAGACGTCGGTCGAGTCGGCGCCTTCCGGGTACAGGTTGACCGTGACGGCCGAGCCGATCGTGAGCGCGATCTGGCCGGCGTCGGTTTCGTCCCAGTAGAGGTCGCCCGAGACGCTCCACGTTTTCATCGTGGCGCGGCGGGTGCGGTAGATGTCGCCGATCACGGAGTCCTCGACGACGTCGGAGGAGTGAGCCAGCGCGTAGTTGCGGAGCTCGCCGATGGTGGTCGACGAGATTTTGACGACGCCTTCGCGTCCGAGATGGTTAGCCATGTCAGTCGGTGGTTAGATAGATGCAGTTGAAGTTGTGGCGAGCGACGCCCCAGCGCGTGTTCTCGTCGGGTTCGATCACATAATCTACGCTCGTCAAATGGGTATCGCGGCAGACACCGCCGAGAGTGACGTCCGACAAAACCGCAGCCTCGACCGCAGCCGAGCCCGTGTCGAAGAGCGTGTCGATCACCGTGGTCGACGTCTGCGCCGTAAAGTATTCAACGACGACTTGCAGGACGCGGTACTGGTCGCGGTTGGAAGGCGCCAGCGTGCGGACCTCGATGTCCTCGTGAACGGCGTAGATCGCGCAGGACGGGAAGGAGATGCTTGCCAGCGTGTTGTTCCGCCCTTGCAGGATGTTCGCCGTTGGCACGACCGAGGCGCCCGTGAGCGCGTTGGCAATGGCGTTGCGGATGTCGGTGCGGGTGCTCATGGATTCGATGGAGCCGTGACGGGAGCCGCGCCTTGCACGCGAGTAAATCCAAGGTTGACGGCCTTTCCGGCCAATAGGCGCTTCACCTTTCGCAGCGTCGTATCGGTGCGCGATGCAAAGGCGGCGTTGATCTTGTCTTGGTAGTTCGGGATCTTCACGTTTTTATGGGTCGCCGTAAGATACGGCGGCTTCGCGTTTGCCGGCCCGAACCAGTAATTGACATACCCAGATGCGCTTCCGAATCGGTCGGAGAACTTCTTGTATCTGGCACCAGTCGCCTTTGCCGCAGGAATCCAGCCAGATGCAGCCCAGCCCACTCGGGACTGCACATCGCGGAGGTAACGCCGATAGACCGTCTTGTCGGTCGTCATCACATAGGATTTGCGACGGACTCTGCCGTATCGGTTCCGCTTGGAAACGTGATCCTGCGGCGTGAAGTCCTTCACGATCCATTGATTGCCGTCCATCTCACGCATCGCCGCTTGAAGCGTGACGTTGTCTCGGCGTCGGATTAGTTCACGCATCGGCAGACGCACTTCCTCTCGCGCCCGTGCAAACGAGTTTTGATCGAGGAGCCCGACGGCCTTTTGCAGATCGACCTCGATCGCCTTTCGTCCCTGCGCCCGAGTCTTTGGAGGAGTGAACTTGATGAACAGTTGCGTGAGGTAGCGAGCCTCCTCCTTTATGATTGGCCCGAGACCGACATTTGCCGCCTTCGCAAGCTGCGTCAGCGCAGCGGCAAGGTTCTTGTTGTCCAGCGTGACGTCGATCATATGATCTTCACGACGTCCATCTCGCAGCCCGTCCCCTCGGCGTCGAAGCGGACCTGCTCGACGAAGTAAGTCACGCCAGCCCGAACGAGCGTCTGCGTGACGGCCGGAGTTCCGGTGACTTGTGAGGTCGTGAAGAAGACCGTGAAGCGCACGTCGTCTCGGCGCTGATCCTCGAACTCCACAAATTGATTGCGCGAGTCGCCCCAGATGCCGGTCACGCTTGAGCCCAGATACGAAAACGTGATGCCGGCTTGCTCGAGGATGCCGGCGTAGTCGTAAGCCAGTTGGGCAGGATCAAAGTCGCGGACCGTCGCCATACCTATTTGCCAAAAGTCAAAAGCACGCGACCGCCTTCCCCTTGGCGCACAACGTCAAGAGCGGCGTTAATCGCGGCGAACGGGAACTCGTGCGTGATGACCTTATCCGCGAGGAGATGCCCTCTTTCCCAGAGCCGCACCCACCTCGGGATGTCGACGTCGGGAACGAAGCCGCCGCCCTGCGTCGCCTTGATTGATTGACCCTCGCCGCCAAAGAACGCTGGCGAGTTCTCGAAGCCAAGGAGCGAAGGAGCCTGACCGATCACGATCATCCGACCGCCCGGCGCGAGCGCCTTCATCCCGGTACTGAACGCCGTTCCGTTCGCGACCGTGTCGATGACTACATCGAAGGCGCCATGATCGGCCTTGTTGATCGTCCGGCATACGAAGCGTGAACCAAATCCCTCGACCAAAGCGCGTTTATTCTCGAAGACGTCGCAGCAGCAGAGATCGCCAACCGCCTTGAGTCCGGCCGCGGCAAGCACGTTGATCCCGATTCCTCCGGCCCCGATCACCATCACGCGCTCACCAGCCTTAATCCCGGCCTCCCGCTCGAGCGCAGCCATTGCCGTCGAGAATCCGCAACCGAAGAGCGCCGCAAGATCCGCCGGGAACTCAGGCGGAACAGGCGTGACGCGGTTCTCGGAAACAAGCACTTGCTCGGCAAAGGTAACGGCCTTGCCGCTGGTGATCGTCCGGCCTTGGTAGCAATAGCGCGGAAATGCGCTCTCAATGCCTGATCCCTTGCGCCAATGGATCACGACCTTGTCTCCCTCCCTGACCTTGCGGACGCCCGCTCCGATGGCCTCGACAATGCCGCAGCCCTCGTGACCGAGAAGATGCGGAAGGTGGTCAGCGTTGCCTTTCTCCCCGCGAATCTCGGCTAGCTGCGATCCGCAGATGCCGCTCGTCAGCATCCGCACGAGGACTTGCCCGAGCTCTGGTCCGAGCGGCTCAACCTCGGCGAGCTCAAGCGGCGCGTTGAGTTCGCGCAGTATGGCGGCAATCATTGGGCAAAACGCTTCACGATCTCATCCTTAAACTTTACGCTGCCGGGAGGAAGCCCGGCCCCGCCATGTGGGAACGTGGCTCGGTAATGGTAGCGGATGACCTTGGAAGCCTGCCAAGGAAATCGGTCATCGGTTCCCCAGCGCGTCGCGTGATCGGTATCGACCTGCCTGTCGTTGTCCTCGATCACGAACGTGATCGGAAGATCTCGGCCCTCGGCGAAACGCACCGCCTCGTAGAAGTGTCCGTTGTCTTCGGCTCCGTCTCCGAGAAAGCACCAGACTTTTTCGTGACCTCCTCTCTCCTTGATCTCGAGTGCGACGCCGCACGCAATGCAGCAAGTCCCGGCAAGGATGCTCGAGGTGTAGAAGCGTCTGCTCTTGGAGAAGATGAACATCGAATCGCCATTGCAGATCGCCGCCTCGACCTGCGAGGCTGGTATTCCATGAAGGAGCGCGTGGTAGTGAGAACGGTGATTTGAAAATACCCAATCTCCGGGAAAGATGTCTCGGAAGATTTCGATCAGTTGCTCCTCATTTCCACCAGAAAGATGAACGAGAAAAGGCAATTCGCCGGCGGCAAACCGAGCCTTGATTCCTTGCTCGAAGGCGATGAGGTCTTTTGCGTTCATAGGTAGTCCTTGTACTCGAGGATCAAGGTCGATTCGCCACGCTCTTGTGTCTTACGCGCCGTTTCGTAGACAGCGGCAATGTCGCTGTCGGGCGATAGCCGAACGACCGGAAAGTCGACTAGGCGAGCGAGCGCGAGATGGAAATCCTGCGTGTGCGTGCGTCCGGTGAAAAGCGGCTTGGACCGGTTCCCGACCACGACTCGGATAATGACAGCCGGACGGAACTCGCCCCGAGAGATGTGTCGCGCCGCGGATAGGTGATTCACGATCGCGTCGAGCGCGTTAAGGATGAAATCGCATCGCTCGAAATAAACGACCGGGCGAAGATCGGAGAGAGACAGCCCAATCGCCACACCTGTCATCAGGTTCTCCGCAACTGGCGTCTCGACGATCTGGTGCGGCTTTGCTCCGACCAATGTTCCGCCGGCCCGACCATTCGCTAGGCCGTAGCCTATGAACCGAGCGCGGTCGTCATTCGCGAGCAGCGACATTGCCGCGGTGATCTGTTCCTTGTATGTCATAGAAAGTTGCGCTCTCGCAGGGTTTGCCGAGCAAACTCAATCGAGTTCGTGTTGAGCGTGTTGGGCGAGATGTTGATCCGCTCCTCCTCGAGAAAGATGATCCGAAGCTCGACTGACTTCTTGTTCCAGATGTTGAAGGTTGCCCAGCTTGGCCCAGTCGAAACCATGACTATTCCGCGGCAGAACCGTGAGATCCCACCGATGCCCGTGATCGTGACATTGGTCCGCTGCGTGCAGGGAATAAAAGGCTGCACCGGGCGCGTCGTGATGACCTTGTACCGCTCGGAGAGCTCGACCGCGAGACGATCCACACCGCTCAAATCCATTGGACGCCATTGCCCAGACATCGGCTCGGAGTTGACGACGAGAAAGTCGAACGGCTCGCAAGCGAAGTCCTTGATCGCCGGATAATCGAAGAGGAGATCCGACTCCTCGCGGAACGGAGACGAGACTCCCATGTCACGGGCAAGCTCGCGAAAGAAATCCAGCATGAAGGGACCGTAGTCGTTCTTGAGCTCATGCCGCTCCCAGAACTTACCGCGATTTTTCCATGCGTTGATCGCCTGTTTGCGGTTGACGTAGCGCAGATCGCGCAAGCTCACGTTCGGCAGATCTGCGATGAGCTCGATCAGTTGCGGAATGTAGCAGAGGTGAGCCGCGTGCTCGAAGTTTATGCCGGGATGCGCCTTGGCTACGCCGCGCAGGAAGTGCAGATGCGCGAGGTTGTCGCCCAGCCTTACGTCAGAGAAGGTCGTGATCTTCACGGATTGCGCTCCTTGAAAAGCGCCTCGCCGGCGGCGTATCGTTCGCGGCTGTTGTTGTGCTGGTAGGTCGCGTCCATCGCGCCCTTGCCGAAGGCAGGATGCTTGTGCTCGAAACGGAGCCGGTCGCGGGCGTCGATCACGATCTTGTCCTTGTAGGCTCGCACCGTGAACTCGTTGTCGGAGAAGACCGACTCGTAGCCCTGAAAGAACAGGTGCCCTTGGTTCTCGTAGCGCGCCCGTGATAAGATCGCCATGCAGAGGAGCTCGTCCTTGCGCGTGCCATCGTGAGGCGCCACGACGAATTGATCCTTGAGCGGATCGTGTCCGGCGACGACGTCGAGCAGGATCGAATCCCAGCCCATGCACGGCACCCAATCGTCGGAGAGTTGGACGAGGATGTCGCCGGTCGCCTCGGCTGCGGCGAGGTTCCAAGCCGCCACGCAAGACTTCGCGCCGGAGGTGACGCTCACGAACTGCTTCGCCATCTCGACTGAAGTGAGATCGTCCGCATCGACCGCGAAGATGTGCTCGATCCGCGTCGGGTCCGCGGCTGCGTTCAGCCACGCGTCGCGAGTGGAGACCGCCTGCGAGGTGCGTCCCCTTGTCGCGTGCAGGAGCGAGATCCGCGGCTTTAGACCGGCGTGGAATTGCGCCTGAAGGACCGTCGCCATCGCCTTGTTCCCTTCGGCGCGGAACGCACGGGCGGCGAGATCGTAGCCGGCCCAGCCGTACCACTTCGCCTCGTGCGTCCACGGCCGCTTGGCCTCGAGCGGCTCGCGAAGTTCCAGCATCCGGTTCGCCCACCAGACCGCGGTCCCGTAGTCCTTCACTTGAAACGAGTGCAGGATCAGCCCGGCAAGCGCCTCTCGGCACCACGGGAAGACGCCGTGCGCTTCCATGAGCATGGCCTTGGCCTCGCGGTTTGAGTAGGAAAGGCGAGCGCAGTTGAGCAGCGCCTCGTACCGGAACGCCGGTTGCAGGTTCGGGAAGGCGAGCGCCAGCTTGCCGAACTCAAGCGCAGCGTCCCGCGACTGATTGCAGAAGTGCTCTTGGTGGATGTAGAAATACTGGCTCGGCGTCTCGCGGACCGAGTGTGCGAGGATGCGGAGATTTCGCCGGCGGTTCTCCCGCTTGACCTCCTTCGGAGCGTGGACCCAGACCGTTTCGTTGTTGACATCGAGATGCTTGTCCCCGTCGAGGATCAGCAGGTTTTCGTGGACGTCGTGATGCCAGACGCGCCCCGTCTTGAAAGCCTCGCGGCGGATCGCCCGCTCGCGGTAGAGCGCCTTGCCGGAGCCCTTCACGTCGTAGATGAAGCGTAGCATCTTGACCTCGGGAGCGACGGAACCGAGGACGCCGCGCAGCGCATCGACTCCGCGGATCACGTCGTCGCAGTCCGCCCAGATCAGCCAGTCGCCCGTGCCTTGCGCGAAAGCCTCGTTGCGCGCCTTGGCGAATGAATCGACGTGGTCCCACTTGAGAGAGCCGGGATCGTTGAGATGCTCCGAGAAGACGAAGTCCTTGCCGTTGGCCGCGCACCACGACCTCGCCTTGTCGACCGTATCGTCGGGAGCCTTCGCCCCGATCGCACGCACGAGCGAGAGCTCGTCGAAGGCCGGCGCAAAGGCGCCGAGCATGGTCTCGATGTGGTGCGACTCGTTGCCGCAGATGACGCAGAGGGAAACGCGCATGGCTCTCTCCGGTCTGTAAAAAAGAGAAACGCCGCACCTTTCGATGCGGCGTCCCCTTGCGATGCCGAAAACCCTACGGCATCAGCTCATGGTCAAGCGTACTGGGTGTTGATGATCTGACCGGCGTTCGCGTTGACGACCTTCTCGGCCGTGTATTGCGAGGCGCGGACGATGTTCGACTTGATCGACTCGTCGCGGTAGGTGAACACGCCGACCGCGGGACCATACTCGGACCAGTTCAAGGTGAAGCCGGCGCCGCCACCGAAGAAGCCGGTGGAAGCCTCGGTCACGGAACCGACCCAGATGTAGGCGTTTGACCAGACGTTCGAGCTCGAGAAGGCGATGCCTTCGGGAGCCGAGTCGTAGCTGGCGCGACCGATCAGCACCTCGGAGACGCCGAACACCTCGGCCGCGGCCTGCGTGGACGCGTTGAGGATCGTGTCGCTCGAGAGACCGGCGCCGCGGAGGCGGTTCTGGAACTTCGTGCTGGCGCGGATGCGGGTCCAGACGGGCGAGGACATCACAACGCGCAGGTTCGAGGTGCCTTCACCCTTGGCAAGCAAGCGGTCGATGGCCTCCTGCACGTCGGCGCCGACGTCGAAGGTCGCGAGGTTGGCGGTGGTGTAGGCCGTGCCGGAGTTCGTCGCGGTGAAGGTGCTCGTGTCGAAGATCTTCGCGGCGACGCGGAGCTCGTGACCGAGGAGCAGCTTGCGCTGCGCGAGCTTCGCGGCGACCACCTCGGCGTCGAAGAAACGCGAGACGTCCTGCGCGACCGTATCGTCCACACCCATCTCAATTCCGTATTCGAGCGCGGTATAGGTCTCTTGATTGTAAGCCTGCGTGGCGCGGGCGTACGCGGAGTTCGGCGTGCGGTTCTTGATCTCGTTCTTCAGGAGCTGACCTTCCTTCAGCAGAAACGAGGGATACTGACCGGCGCGAACCGGGACGGGAAGGATCGGCATGACGCGAGTTCCGACGAGACCGTTTTCCCAGTCTTTCGCCTGCTCGAGAACGCCAGCGATGTCTCCGCGGAAGACCGCGGCTGCATTGGTATACATGGTAAGAGTTTCCTTTCTTTAGAGTTAGATGTTCTTCGGCAGGAACTCGATCGTCGCACCGCTGGAAGAGGTGGTCGTGAGCGACTTGCCGATGGTGACGGTGCCAGTCGTGGAAACGAGACCAGAGGCGCCGAGGTACAAGGTATCGCCGACCGTGACCGGAGTCACGGTGATGACGCCCTTCTGGGTGCCGAAGCTGGTCAGGAACGCCACGGTGACGTAATCGCCGGAGGCGGCGTCGATCTGGGCGAAGCCGTCGCAAGCGGTGCTGGTCGAAAGACCCACGCCGCGGTTGTTGGAAATCACGACGCCGTAAAAGGCGGTGACGGTGGTGTTGGCAAGGAACGTGCCCGTGCCGATGTAGTTGGTAGCCATGTTAAGTTACGGGTTAGAGTTTGATGCGCTCGCCGGCCTGCACGCGGGAGCGGTAGGCGACGTAAGCGTCGGAATTGTTCTTGATGCAGAAGGTGATCGCTGCGGCCTTGTCGCCCTTGAGCTCGGCGGACTTCTCGGCGACGAGCGCCTCGAACGTCTTCGCTTCGGCCTTCGGAGCGGGAGCCTCGGCGGAAACGGCCGGGGCGGCGGGCGCACCGATCGTCTTCGCAAACTCCTTCAGCGCGGCCGAGGCGGCTTCCTTGGCGGCAAGCTGCACGGCGTCTTCTTGCTTCGCGGCCATTTCGGCCGGCTTCTCTTCGGGCTTCGGCAGCATGGACTCCAACTTGGAGAGCCTGTCACCGTAAGCCATCATCGCGGACTGGATCATCTCCGCGACGGCTTTCTTCATGTCGTCATTCATTTCAGGATTGGGTTCGATTTCGATTGAGACGCCGGAGGCGTCGTTAAACTTTTTCATGATGCGCGAGAATAGGCCGTCGCGGTTCGCGGCCGGCTCGGACACGAGATCGACGGAATAGATCTCGGAGCACCGCTGAAGCACCGTCTTCTTGTCAGCGCCGAGCTCGCTCGGACCGGAGAACGCGATCGAAAGCCCGAATGTGTCCGGGATCTTCTCGGCGATCTCGAGCACATAGGCGCGGTGCGGCGAGTTTTGCAGCAGGTGCAAATCTCCGAGGAGCTTGGTTCCCTCGATGCGAAGTTCGGAGACGTAGCCGATGATGTCGCCCGCGGAGGAGTTGTGATCGAGCTTCACCTTGAGTCCGCCGGCGTACTGCTCGGCCGCGGCCTTGACCTGCTCGAGCGTGCGTCGGTCGATCATCACCCCATGCCCCAGCGCCGGACCCTCGGAGATGAGAGACACGCCGCGGATGACGCCGGAAGCTGCGTCGATTTGGCCGGCGGATACTGCGAAAGTGATTGTGGGCTGCATCACTTAATCAGGTATTTCGTCAAGAGCGGCACGATCACGGCGACAACCGTCAGCCCGCCCATCCACTTGAGAATCTGCTTTTCATGGCCGGCGACCTTTCGCTCGACCCATTCGATGCGGTCCGCGATCCCGCGGTGCCCCATCGCCTTATCGCCGACGATGGCCCGCTCGATGCGGTCAACGCTCTCCTGTAGTTTGTCGAAGCTCTCCGGTGTCATTTGTGAGAAGTGAAAGTTGAACCGCCCTTCTGCACGATGACCTTGTTTCCATCGACCGTCACCGACATCGGCTCGTTGCTCGCTTCCAGCCGTTGGATCAGTTCGCCGATGATCTGAAACTCCGGCTTCTCCTCCTTGTCCTTCGTGCCGGTGATGCCCTGCATCATGTTGATGAGCGCGACGAGCGCGCCGCCGATCATCGTCATCACCGCCGTGATCGCAGCGTCAGGCAGGAAAGCCGAGGCACCGACGCCGATCAGCACGATGGCT